ACAAATTACCTCATTTTTTTGGAGCGACAGGAAGGAATCAAACCTACTCCTTTTGCTGGGTAAGCAAATGTGCAATCCTTTACACCTCTGTCGCATTAGATTAATAAAACATTTTGTTCTAACGGGTCTCCGTAAATCATACGAATATGCCGAATTACGGAATCTATTAGAACCATTTCATCATATGGCTTTTTCTCTTGAATATCTATTGCTAATTTTATAGCATCTTCAGCTTTATCATACCATGTTGAATGATAACTTCCTTCACCATTCTTATCACGTTTCCATTCAAGATGCAACACACCAATATATTCGCCAGTTTGAGGATCAGAAAAACCTTGAATCAAATTTTTCATTCCCAAAGCTGGCATAAATTTAAACTTTAGGTCTTTGTACAACATATATCTAAATTGAGTTTCACATGCATATCTTAATTCATCCAATAAATCAGCATCCATATATTACCTCAATAGAATAAAGATGATACACTTTCCTTGTTGTACACTCTTCGCACCGCTTCACCCAAAAGTTCATTCAAACTAATTTGTCGAACCTTTGTATGACAAACATCATCACAACTTTTCTGTATGGTATTGCTGACCACAAGTTCTTCAATACTACTACTGATAACTTTACTCTCAGCATTCTTACTGAGAACACCATGAGTGATATATGCTCTCACGGATGTAGCACCTTTTTCTAACAATGCATTCGCACAATTGATTAAAGTACCACAAGTATCGGCAATGTCATCAACAATAATACAGTTCTTACCATCAACATTTCCAACAATATTAATCACTTCACTCTTGTTTGCTTCCTCCCTACGTTTATCAATAATAGCCATTGGTGAATCCAGTTTCTTTGCAAATGACCTAGTACGCACAGCACCACCAACATCGGGAGATACAATACACATATCGGATATTCTAGATTCTTTGATATCTCTTAGGAATACAGGTCTTGCAGTCAAGTCATCAACGGGTATATTGAAGAATCCTTGAATCTGACCAGCATGTAAATCTACAGTAACGATACGATTAGCACCGGCAACTTGTAGCATGTCTGCGATTAATTTTGCTGTAACAGGAGTTCTGGATTTTGATTTGCGGTCTTGTCTTGCGTAGCCGAAATAAGGAATCACTACAGTGATTTCCTTTACACTTGCACGTTTACAAGCATCAATAATCACTAGCAGTTCCATGATATTACTATCACCCAACGTGGACTGTATAATGAATACTTCTTCTCCACGTATATTATCATTGATTTCTACATATACTTCACCATCTGCAAATCTTGAAATTTCAATATCACAAAGATTTGTAGAACAATACTTGGCAATTTCTTTTGCCATCAACTGATTTTGAGTACCACTAATTATATGCATATTCAATCCATGTAAATAATTATCTTCTCATAGAAGCCAATTCTCTGGCTTGATTTGAATTAATAACAGGAACAGCATTTGATTTGTGCATGGTAGCTACTCCTGTTACTAATGACCCAGTGTATTGGTTGTTGTTTGTTTTTACAATGGGTACGAAACCGCTATTCAGACTAGGAATTTTCTGCTCTGGTCTGCTATACAGTTTCTCCTCAGTAGGCAACTTTCTTTTCTTTACCTCTGAGTATCCATATTTATATGCTACGTATTCATCGAATGTTTTCTGCATATGGTGGCAATGCAGTTGTCTCATCTCCTTGTTATATTGTTGATGTTCTTTTTCTAGTTTCTGTTTTGGAGTTTGTTTTCCGCCACGTATACGTTTCATATTTTACCATGAAGAAGAATAATAAATTGAATCACCATTTTTCAAAGCTTTTAGCATATCTTCAATACACTTCATATCGTGTTCATTTTTCCACTTAATATCTTCCTCATCGGCATAAGATTCACCAAAAAAGAATCCAGTTGTTTGTGGTAATTTTTTGCTTTCAATATCGGATTTTAAACTTAATACATCTTCTTTGGTGAGAAAGACAGTATCATGATTAAATCCACTCTCACTTTCTCCACCTTTCACATAGAATAAATTCTCCATCCAACCATGCAAATCTGGATGTTTTCTCCAATAACAAAGTTCCTCTCCCAATCCATATGGAATATTCACTGTTGGATTTGTTTGTATGAAAGTATCAATATCAAATGCGGGTGGCTCTGAGTTTACAGAGTATACCATTGAATTTAGAACCTTCTGAACAAAAGTAGAAAGTTCTTTTTTATCCCATTTGTTCACTCTTCGGACATACATATCTAATCCCATATCACCTCTTATCGTGTTTTGGTATATTTTCTTGTTCCAGTCTCATCATATACGGAAATGCTTTTTAACTTTGGATCACTCCACTCTGCTCTTGCAATTTCTTCTGCAAGTTTCTTTGTGAGCTTGCTTCCATGATTGATGCATCCGTCAATAACATAAGACTGATTATCTAAACTTCTCAAACGAATTCTATAGTTTACCATATTCACCTGAAAAAGTAAAGAGGGAAGTTGCCTCCCCTCAGTTTTGCTTAACTTTTTAGCAGTACTTGCTTAGACGGTCAGCATTCTTAACACCGGCTGACATTACATTGGCGTAGTTCAGAACGGTTCTCATGTTTGGCATTGCGAGAGAACCTTCGTTGTACTTCTCAATAATGCTGGTCAAAGCTTTCTCAGCAATTCTTGCATTGGTCAGCTTGTGAACGATGCTCTTCATACGTGAGAATACTTGTGTATCATTCAGTGTCAGGTCAATGCATACTGAACGTGACTGTACTGCTTTGTCAAACTTGTCTGCTGACATGTTTGAAATGAAAACAATCTGACCTTTGAAGGTGAAACGATTTGGTAGAGCAACATCGGTCTCACCATTCATGAGTGCGGCACGGGCTTCACTCTCTACTGTTCTGCGAGAATCACCTTTCATACCAACAACATTGACCATCTTCTTAGATGACCAAGAAATCTCACGGACATCGTAAGAATCTAGTGCGGCTTTCAGAATAGCGGCACAATCATCATTGGTGAAAAGGTCATCAAGGTCATCAAACACAATCACTTTGTCATGATGAAGGAACAAAGTCATGTACAAACCAAGCGGAGAAATCTTGGACTTTAGAACAATGTAGTCTTGGTCTTTTACCATGCCTTTTTTGTTCAGAGAATTTGTGACAGTATGTGTCTTGCCAATACCGGCATTTCCGGTGACAATCAAAGAATTGATTTTGCGCTTGCAAACAACATCCATCAACATTTCCAAGTCTTCAAAGATTTCATCTGTACTGGTATCGTTGCCAATCTTTGCATAATCAATCTTGGTGCGTGATGCACGGGCAACATCTACAGCACTGAACTTGTACTGATTTCGACCAACTACGTTGTCATTCCAACCACCGGGAACTCCAACACCTTTGTAAGAAGCGTATGACTTGATTTCGGCTCGGCTCAGAACGTCTTTGCCATAGTGTGATACGATACCTTTGCTGAATGTGTCAAGTGTGATTCGCTTTGCCATGTCAATCTCTCTTGCGAGGGTCAATAATCTGAGGAGTGAGAGACACTCCTCACTCAATGATCAGATCCTATCAGAACTGACGGGAATGTCAAGGGGAAAACCGGATTTTAAGCGGTTTTACAAATAGCACTCAACCAATTAACTGCAATACTTTTCTGCTAATATTCTATCACATTCCTCAATTTTTGTAAAAACAGAATCATATTCCATTTCTTCTGTTTCGAATCCATGTATACAATAATTTTTATACGAAACATAATCATAATTATTTGTTGTGTACCTAATTGTCTCATGTAAAGGTAAAATTTCATCATTTATTACGATATTGTACGTTTTTGTGTTTTTTCTTATAAAATTATTTTCAAAGATATCAGCTACACATTCAGGCATCGCACCACTGGCTAATTTTTCAAATTTAAAATTTTCAAGTTCATAATAACATATAGCAGTTGCTAAACGATTAAATCCTGTTCTGAATGGTCCAGAATCTGTATAAAGAGTAGTATAAATAATATTGTTTCTTTTTTTTTCTGACACGTCCGGATTGTATAACCTAGATGTTGCAATATAAGATTTTGCAATGAACTTAGAAACACGGTCTGTCCAATTATAAGTCGTTCTTCCAACATATTTGTAACCATCTATTTTATTTGTAATTTCATAAAATTGATAATACTTATGATTACAAATTTTATTATCAATTTCACTCCGAATGGGTTCTTTATGTTTCCAATCATTTCTTATAACATACCTAGGTTTTTTAAGTTCTTTTATTGTGGAATCTGGGAAAGAATAGTAGCGGTCCAGGTAACCCATGACAATCTCCTATCAAATAAATTAAAATTATATTAATTAGTTAATACAAATGGCTTATTCCAGCTTCCGACTGAGAAATGTGTGTAGTAGCCTACGTCAAAGTAGTCTACCATTGCGTCAGAGTTGTCATAGTTTGGACGAGAGCCTGCAGTGTTGGTGATTTCAACAATCTTCTTGAAAATGTCACCATCTTGATATCGCTCAGGGTAGTACTCATTGAGTTGAGCATGGTCTCCACAACCAAAGTCGGTCGGACCGGAGACGATGGTGACGTTTACACCAGTGTGGTGAGAATTGCCAACTGAGAACTTGAATTGAGGAAGTGCGGTCTTGAGTGCTTTGCGAATTGCCTTTGTGTCTTCTGCGCTGATATATGCCATTTTGAATCTCATTGGAGTTGGGAATCAGTCAGTCACTCAACATGATCAGATCATATCACCTCAGTCGAAAATGTCAAGGGGAAATTCGGATTTTTTTATATTTTTTTTGCTTTGCGGATTATACTTCATATCTTCATATGTAAAAGCTGGTTTTGATATTTCAATTTTTGGATTCTCAGTTTTATCAAACCATTTCAAGTCTTTATCCTTTGGATAATTTTTATCCCAATTTAAAGTAGATTCATTGAGCATAATCTGTTTTGCTCGTTTTGTCAAAGGATAAATATAGCGAAACATCAAACCTTCTATGTGTTTGATATTCTTATGTTTCATAAAATCTCTTGTCATCCAAAACAACTTATCACGTTTGGAAAAAACACAATTTTCCTTCAACATCTCTTTACTTCCTCTTGGATGCAACTTCTCACCATTGTCCATCATGTAAACGGAAGTTTTATATCCTTCTCCAAAATAAAAATTTGATGCTTGATATACATATCCGCATTTACCCATGATTCCATCTGCCATTGTATACAAAAATAGTTTTTCTGGTAGATTAATTTTCATCCATGAAATTGTTTTAGATAACATTTGTGATTCGGAATTTTTTGGCATGTCTTCAGTCATGCACATCTTACCAATTTCATAATAATCTTTTGTATCTAAACTTGGAAATAGTTTGCGAATTGTTTGTTTTGGTTGTGTTCCCCAACCTAAAGTCAGCACTCCTTTCAAAACATTATCAAGGTAAAATCCAAGATAATGTTTTGTTAGTGTAGGCATGATTGGGGAATAGTGATACTTTTCAACAAAGTTGACCGATTTCTCTTTGGTCAATTCTACAATTTCATAATTATGTTTCATTATTAATTTTTTAAATTGTCATAAATTTTGTTATATTTTCGTTCAAGTTTATAATGATTGAAATCTTCTCGAAAAGAAGATAGTTGCTTGTCATCATAATCAGTCGGTGGTACAGCACCAGGGCGAATTCCATACTCGTCTGTTTTGGCCTTGAGTGCTGATTTGTGGCGAGGCTTGCGATATAATTTATTCAAAGCTTCAGGATTGCGATATGTTCTGGACATGGCAGACTCCACGAAAAGAATTAATCAAAGAAGATACTAGTATAACATATTGTTTTAAAAATGTCAAGGAAAAAAATTAATCTTTTCCAAACACCCCATTAAAATTTATTGAGTAATCTATATTTGCTGCTTTAAACAAAAACTGTAATTCTCTTATACATTCATCTCTTTTACCTCCTACAATGATATTGTTTTTTTCTTCTTCTATGTCAATGGAATCGGTGATATCTAAAAACCAATTGGGAAGACTAATAAATTTACCTTCTATTTCCATTGATTCATAATCATCTTCAAACATATTTTCAATTGCTTTAATAATTTCAGATTCAGAAAATCCCAGATTAATCCAAGGCCGTATATAATAAAATGTTTTGGGAAATATTTGAATTTTTTTTGTTAAAGGTGTAATTGAATTATTATTCACAATTCTTGGTGTACTTCTAAGTCCATGAATTCCATTTTGTTTATAATGAGAGATCAAATCTAAAAAAGTTTCTGGTATAAAAGTAACTTCTTTTTCTTCTTCATCATCATAATAAGTGAATTCTAATCCATTATACAATATATAAATATTTTTTGCTTTTGGCATTAGATATTCAATTGTATATGAAAATGCTTTTTGATAATCACTTAATTTACTGAAATCATTTTGAAAATTTACAATAAATAAATTGTCAATCGTTTTTGGATGCATAATGTTATTTATTTTATAATTTTAGCCTAACCAACATTGTTTGTTTAAAATTGAATCTAAACTTACAACATTTACTAATCCATACCCACGTTGTTTAGTAGGAAGAACTAATGGATTATCTTGATTGTCCCAATGTATATAAACTGTACTATCTCTTGGAATAGCCTTTTCTAGATTTCTAGCTTGCTTGTATATAAGACGATTTTTGCTCATGAAAAAATTTCCTTATATTCTTTAATTTTTGAATGAAGAGGTTTCATCCAATTTCCTACCTTCTCATGAAAGACCTGGAAATCTTGCCCCTTGTTTACCGAAATTAAAATTGCGATATCTTTGATTGGGTAACCGGTTAATTCAAAAAATGCCATGCTATAAAAAGTTGCTTGCATGAAATAGTCTTCAATCCATTCTTTCTTTTTCCATTTGCGAGATGTTTTAAAATCAATGATGGCTGGCACACCATCGTAAAGTCCAATTAAATCTACACGTCCTGCGACACCTAATTGATTAGAATACAATGGCACTTCTTGATACCATGTTTCTTCTAGATAAGAATCTAAATGATTCTTTATACAATCAAATTGATTTTGTTCTTCTTGTGTTTCAACGTATTGTTTGTGATCTTTCCCATCCAAGTATAGCTCAAGACCGGAATGCATTCTAGTGCCGTTTGAACTTGACTCGGCTGTGATTCGATTTGCTTCTTTTTCTCCGACTCGCTTTCTCCATTGTGCAATTGATTTCTGTTTGAAGTGTCCAAGTAACGTAGTAATTGAGATGAACTTGTTACCTTCAGGTGTGACATAATATCTTTTCCCATCAATTGTTTTTGTATTCAAATCAGAAAAATTAAAATCTGGTTTTACTTCAATCATAACACTTTTTTGATAAATAATTTAAAGCATAAATATTCTAAGAAATCATTCTCTAATAACTATTTACAAGAGTTGATATAATGTCAGAAACTTTAATGGATCGTGACTTAAATCTTAGTAATTTTCGTATAAAAAATGTTGGCACTGCAATTGAACCAACTGATGCAATTTCAAAAAGAGATTTAGATTTAGCAAGACCAAAGATATTTAATTATATCGAATCATTTATAGCTGGAGCCAATGACCCAGACCCTGATGCTGATACTATTTTCAGACTTGCTCATCCTACAGATATTTATAGTGCATTAATTATTGTAGAAGGAGTTATCATGTCTCCATCAGCACCAAGTGTTATCGATAGTTCACTTGTTGTTCGTGATTATCAAATTATTACATATGCTGCATACTCAGAAATACAGTTTACCAATCCAATTCAAAATGGTAAAAATATAACTGTATTCTACAATACAGCAATCAATTAAAAAAGTCAAGCTAAAAATTTAAAATATGGCGTTACCTCACATTGAATTGTTAGACACATTTTCAGTATGGAGAGATTATTTTAATCAAACGATAGACGAATTCAATTCTGCTACTGCACTTCCAACTGCAAATACTCTTGTACGTAGAGATGCAAATGGCGGAATCAGTGTAACTGCATTGAGTTTTGTGGGTACTGGACCTGAAACTTTTGAAAACAAAACAATTGCTGCAGCAAATAATACACTGATTATAAATTTGAATGATTTGCAAGATGTTGAAATTCTTAGCACACCATCGAACAATCAAATATTAAAATACAGTACAACATCTAATAATTGGATTGTTGCAAATCAAGATCCTCTCTATACAGATAGTGATGTTGATACTCATTTAAATACAAGTACCGCAACAACAAATCAATTACTTAGTTGGACAGGCACGGATTATGATTGGATAGATACACCAAGCACTTATTCTAATAGTGATGTTGATACTCATTTAAATACAAGTACCGCAACAACAAATCAATTACTTAGTTGGACAGGCACGGATTATGATTGGATAAATCAATCAGATGTAAGTGGTATTCAATTAACTGATTTGAGTGTGACAACAAATCCCGCAGGTACGGCAAGTTTAAGTTACAGTAACACTACAGGTATCTTTACATATACACCACCAGATTTAAGTGGTTTCTTAACTTCTTTAAATTTAAGTGGTTCTAGCATTAATGAACTAAATGATGTTGACACTTCTAGTGTTGCTCCTACAGATGGTCAAGCTTTAATTTGGGATAATTCCAATAATAAATGGGAACCAGGTGATGTAACTGCAGTTGAAACAGACACTTTTCAATCAGTAACTGCAAGAGGTAATACTACAAATCAAGCTATTACTATTAATAATACACTGACAGTTACAAGTATTGATAGTACCGGATTAGGATTTGCAACAATCGAAAGTGCAAGTGATATCTTGTTAAATGCCACTGGAGATATTAATGCTAGTAACAGTAAAATTACAAATGTTTTAAATCCTACGTCAGCACAAGATGCTGCTACGAAAAACTATGTAGATACTCAAATCTCTACAGTTTCTGCTTTACCTACATTTACAGTATCTGCACCTGGCGGTAGTAGTTACTATCAATTTACAGGCGCAGGAACTGATGCTGACAATAATCCAACTTTATATTTGAAAAAAGGATTTACATATCAGTTTGTTATTAATAGTGGAGGACACCCGTTTCATATACAAACAGTAAGTGGTGCATATAGTTCTGGAAATTTATATACAGATAATGTTACAAATCCTGGTGTAGACAATGGAACAATAACTTGGACAATACAAATGGATGCACCCGCTACTCTTTATTATGTCTGTCAATATCATAGTGGTATGGCAGGAACAATCAATATTGGTTGACATATGAGTACTGAAGATCAAAATAGAGCAATTGTTACGTTAAAAAAAGGTGTTGATACAGAACTGTTTGTAAATGAAATGTTAGATGCTGGATACGAATTATATGATGAAAAGCCGGGTAGCAAAAGAAATTTTGATTTTATAATGACAAAAGAACAATCAAATGAATTAAAGAATGATAATAGAGTGATAGATGTTAGATTTGGTAGTAAAAAAGAAAATGGTATTTTTTTAACAAGAGCAACATCCGATTCTAATAGAAGCATGGATAAAACATCTACTGTTTCTAGTTCTATGGGTAATTGGGGTATAGCAAGTTGTACAACAACAAGCGACCCATTTTTAATTTCTGGAATTGTTAACTCAAGCATTAACTATGAATTTCCATATACATTAACAGGTAAAAATGTAGACATGGTAATTCAAGATAGTGGAGTTGATCCAAATCATCCTGAATTTATCGCACAGGATGGTGTAACTAACAGATATCAAACTGTTGATTGGCCTACAATTAGTGGATTAAGTGGAACATTTACACAAACGGCTAATTATCATAGAGATATTCATGGACATGGAACACATGTAGCTGGTACTGCCACGGGTAGATTATATGGATGGGCTAAAAATGCAAACATATATAGTTTGAAGATTTTAGATGACCCAGGTAATACCTTTGGAGCAAGTGCAAGTTTTAACATGCTAAGAAATTGGCATAATAATAAAACAAATGGAATACCAACCATAGTAAATATGAGTTGGGGATATTTTGCTACATATACAAATATTATTGGTGGAAATTATCGTGGTACAATTTGGGCAGGAACTACCATGCAGAGTGCATATGGTATGATTCAAGGACAAGCTGATGATAACGGTAATTTTACTTTTCCACTTAGAGTTTCTAGTGTTGATGCTGATATACAAGATTGTTTAGATGATGGTATTATCATGGTTTCTTCCGCTGGAAATGGAAGTCATAAAATTGATGTAGAAGGTGGTTTAGATTATGACAATTATTTTACAAGTAGTTTATATGGTAATTTAAATTATCATAGAGGAAATACACCAACTAGTCAACCTGGAGTTATTTGTGTGGGTAACATAAGTTGGTTTTATAATGGAACACAAGAACAATTATTCAATAGTAGTGAAAAAGGACCAAGAGTAGATATTCAAGCACCAGGTGGATATATATTAAGTTCTTTACCAACAAATTCAGTACTATCAAATTCAGTGGCAACAGATACACATCCTAATGATAGTAATTATATCATTGGTAAACTTAGTGGAACAAGTATGGCAAGTCCACAAGTTGCTGGAATTTTAGCAACTATATTAGAAGCTAGACCCACATACACACAAACAGAATGTTTAAATTGGCTTAATGAAGTTGGTGAGTTAAATAGATTATATGATCCAACAACAGGTACACCAAGTACAGATTATAATAATTATCGTGCATTACAAGGTGCAAAGAATCTTTATTTAAAAACACCTTTTGTAAATACAAAACCATATTCAATATCATAAAATGAGTATAACTAACATAACGTTTTCAGATAATTTTTCTACGTGGAAAGATAGATTTAATGAAACAGTAAATAAATTAAATGCTGCAACATCATCACCTACTGCAAATACAATTGTACAAAGAGATGCCTCTGGTTCAATTGAAGTTGTTTCCGTCACTGAAACTTCTACGATAGATGTTAAAGAGAATATTAGACCATTAAGAAATGGTTTAGAAGTAAATAGAAAATTTAATCCAGTAGTTTATGATTTTAAAGAAAAATTTTCTAAAACAGGTGAAAAGAATGTTCCTGGTTTAATTGCAGAAGAAGTCATTGAATTTTATCCAGAGTTAGTTAAACAAGATGAAAACAATAAAATAATAGGTATTAATTATACAAAAATTATTTCTATTTTAATTTCTGCTGTACAAGAATTGGAAGAACAAAATAAAAGAATGGAAAAAAGAATGAATGAATTAGAAAATAAAATGAAAACACAAACAGTAGATTCAGACCTTTCATTTCTAAGTTTATTTAAGAAGTAATAATGGCAAATCTTTTAAAGATTAAAAATTCAAATGTTCCATTAAGAGCACCGAGTACTCTTGAAGATGGTGAATTAGCAATTAACTATTATGATGGCAAACTGTTTTTTAAAAATGCGAATAATGAAATTAAATATTTCAATTCGGATGTTTTAGAAAATGCACTTGTCACTCAAACACAATTATTAAATTACAAGTATTCCATACTTGATGATTTAAAAGATTTTGCAATTTCTACATTTCAAGATGCTATACCTCCATACGTACATAATTACAAGCATTTATCTGAAGGAACTTATTATCCACAAGCTAATAATTTCATAAATAGTGTTAATGTAAATTCTATAGAAAAAGTTGATGTTGGTGAGTATAAGTTTAATTTTATATCAAACTTTTCAAGCAATACATACTATGGAGAAATAGAAGTAAAGAAATTTGATAATTTTGGTGATTCACCAAATTTTGCTATTATTTCAGAACAAGCTAACAATTATGCTGTTGTAAAAACAGGCAGAACAAATATCTATGATGTAAACATTGTCGATAGATATGATGTTTCAGAATTTACAATTAAATTTTATGAATAAGGATTTATATGGAAATTACTCAAGAATGGTTAGAACAAAAATTTGAAGAAATTAAAAAGATGCAAGAAGAAATTGATAATAGAATTGAGCAATTAAAACAACAAAAACTTATGAATTATGGTGCAATTGCTATGATCAACGAAATGAAAAAAGAAATTAATTCAGAAGAAACAAATACTTTTTAAAGAGACTTTCAGTGGCATCTCCTCAAACTAATTTATCTATATTAGATTTATATGCAGGTACTGATTTTGTAAAAGGAATTCAAGTTTCAGAAATAGAATCGGCGCCAGATTCACTTGTTGGATATGCTCTTTTTGGTCAAATGAGAAAAAATTTTGAATCTAAAAAATTTTGGCAATTTGAAATATTAAAAAATGAATACGATTTTGTTTTATTCATGGACTCTCAAATCACTAAAACTATTCCTCCTGGTTATTATAATTATGATGTAGTACTTCTACATACTACTGGTGTTCGTTCTATGTTATTGCAAGGACAAGTAAATGTAATGCCAACTTTCACTTTCTAAAAAAATGTCTTTAGATAAAATAAAAAATACACTTATCTTTAGTTCTAATTTAGATTCTGAAACTAAACAATTAAATTTAGTGAATGAAATTATTAGTAATACAGATGTTTCTTCACTAGAAACAGCAAATACTGATTCCTTAAATTCTTATACAATCTTAGATCAAGAATATAACATAGATGCTAATTTTGTAAAAGATGATGTTCCAACAAACGCTAGAATTAATCCTTCCGAATTAAATAAAATAAAATATACAAGCGTATACACAACAGGTGTAACTGATGATGAAAAAACAAAAAATCTTAATTTAGTTTCAGAAATATATCAAGACGTAGTTGAAGGTGTGGTTCCCCGTGATCTTTCTCCTTATGGATTTAGTGGATTTGATATAACTACGGGTGATGATGATACCACTGGATTTGATAAGTTAAATTTTTCAGCAAATTCCGGATTTATCGTAGAAAGAGATCCGAATACAAAGGCAACATTAAATATAAATCATAATGGATTTAGTAAAATATCTGCAGATAATGAATTACTTAACGCTGAATTAGCAGACACTTTATATCTTGTTGGTGATGGTATATCTTTTGAAACAAATGTTGATGAATTTAATCGTAAATTTTTAACTATAAAAAATTCACATCAAACTATTTCTTCTATGGAAGATGTGGAAATTACAGATCCGCTATCAACGGATGAAATTCTTATGCAGAAGAATGGTGTGTTTAAAAATATAGCCAGTCAAGAAGTAAGACCGGCTATAATTTATGGAGGAGAGTTTTAATTATCTAACTGCTAGTCTAACTTCTTCAAGTTTAACTGGGTCTAGTGGCACTAAACCAATGTCTCCTAAATATCCCCATTCGCCAACAGCAGCATCACTTACATATTCATCCATAAATTCCTGCATACCAAAAGTGATTTGCTTATGCTCTCCTTTACCATAAATG